CCCAGTTGACCACGGGCTGGATCGACCTAGCCATCAACGACTACATCGCCGTTTCCGTTTTCAGCGACGACACTAACTACAACATCAGCGCCAACCAAACTTGGGCAGTATTCGAGCGTGCCGCATGAGCCGCCGATCCCAACGCCTCACCGCCACCGTTGACTCATTGACCGCCAATCAGCGCGTGAGCCTGCCACCCCAGGCCAACCCGTGGGCAGTGGCCGACGCCCTGAGCGCCATTACGTGGCCCGAAATATCCAAAACCGCTATGACCCGCCCGATGGCCATGACCGTCCCGGCCTGCGCCCGTGGCCGTAATCTGATCACGTCGACAATGGCCGGCGCCCAACTGCTCGCATGGCAGGGCACGCAACTATCAACCGCGCCCGCATTGTTTGACCAGCCGGACCCGGACCTGCCCCGCGCCGTGACCATCGCGTGGACCGTGGACGACCTCATCTTTTATGGTGTCGCGTACTGGCTGATCCTTGACCGTGACGTCCTGGGCTACCCCACGGCCGCGCGGCGCGTGGACCCCAACCTGGTCGACGTCACCACTGACGGGATCGTCGAGGGCATCAACGGTCAACCCGTTAGCGGCTCCGACGTGATCGTCTTTCCCGGCCTCCACGAGGGGATCCTGGCCTACGGGGCCCGTGAACTGCGAACAGCCTTCACCTTGTCGGACGCGGCCCGCCGTTTCGCCTCCGTTCCCCTGCCCGCCCTGGAACTCCACGACCTGTCTGAGGATGGCCTGAGCGCCGAGGAAAGACTGGCGCTCGTGGACGACTGGACGCGTGCCCGCGAACTATCCGGCGTCGGCTACACAAACCGATCACTAGAGGTCAAAACCCACGGCTGGTCCAGCCGGGACCTCCAGCTGGTCGAGGCCCGCGCGTATGCCGCCGCCGAGGTCGCCCGCGTCATGGGCATCCCCGCCGCGATGCTGGACGCCAGCCAGTCCGGGTCCTCGGTGACATACAACAATCTCCAGGACGCCCGCCGCGACTTTACGGACTACACCCTCAGCACCTACACCACGCCCATCGAGCAACGCCTCAGCATGGACGACATCTCTAGCCCCGGCGTGATGGCAGTGTTTGACCTTGACTCCACGATCCTTCGCGCATCGTTCGCGGACCGTATGGCCGCCTACCAGGTAGCCATCGCGTCCGGGGTCTACACGGTTGACGAAATCCGACGCCGCGAAACCGGAACCCCTGGAACGGTGACACGATGACCACCATCTACTTAACAGCATCCGACGCCCCCGTGGCATCCATTGACGGCCCCGCCCGTACCGTTCACGCCACGATTTTGCCGTGGGACAGTGTCGCAAATACCTCGGCGGGGCCGACCCGTTTCGCCCGTGGCTCGGTGAACATCACCGCCGCCCAAAACGTGGCCTGGCTGATGGAGCACGACCGGAACCGCCTAGTGGGCCACGGGCAGTCTTTCCTCGATACACCCGCGGCGCTCGTGGGGACTTTTACCGCGCCGGATAACTGGGACACAGAACTCCAAGCCGCTCACATGAGGTCGGGCTGGTCTGTCGGTGTAGATGTCATCCAGGCATCAACCGACCGCGACGGCGTCCTCGTCGTTAGTAAGGCAATACTGAGAGAGGTTTCATCCGTTAGTGTTCCCGCATGGGACGCCGCCCGCACCATCACCAACCCCTAAGGAAAACAAAATGAGCAAGCGCCAAACCCCGCGCCGCCTCACCGCGAGCGCACACCTCACCGGCGACGCCGGCACCCCGGCCACCACGGTCGAGGAAATCGCGGCCTCAGCTGCCGCCTCCGCTATTGCCGCGACCGCAGTGGCACCCGAGCCCACCCCTGCCCCTGTCGTGGAAACCCCGGCCCCCGTGGCCGTGGCCGCCGCACAAGCCCCCGTCATCGCCGCCCGCACCTCACCACGCCTCACGGCAACGCAGGCCGCGTCCCTGGTCGCCCAGGCTAACCGTGGCGAAATCCCGATGGGACAACTCCAGGCCGCTCTCACCGACATCACCTACACCGCGAACGCCGACGTGTATCCCGATACATGGCTTGGCCACGTATGGGAAGGCGTCAACTATGTCCGCCGTTTCGTTCCCGCAGTGGCCGCCGGTGCCCCCGTCACGTCCCTAAAGGTCACCGGATGGCGCTGGAACGTCGCGCCCGTAGTCGCTGACTACGACGGCGACAAGGAAGCCGTAGCATCCAACGCGGCGACGACCGAGGCCATCGAGGTCCCCGTCAAGCGCCTTGCCGGTGCCCACGACATTGACCGCGCCTTCTTCGACCTCGGTTCCAGTGACTACGTAATGGGCTACTGGGCCGCGATGGCAGAATCCTACGCCCGCCTCTCGGACGAATACTGCTACACCGAACTAGAGGACCAGGCAACGAACACCGGAACCAACGAAACCCCATTGGGCACCATCGTCCAGGCCGCGATGAGCGTCATGCCGATCGGCACCCCATCGTTCATCGGTATCAGCACCGAGGTCTACGCCGCGATGGCCGCAGTCAACACCCAAGAGGCGCTCGCGTTCCTCGGTGGCTCACTGTCGTTCGACGGTACCGGGTCGTTCGGTAATACGTCCCTATTCGTTTCGGACTTTATCGCCGCTAACACGGTCATCGCCGGCACCCGCGCCGCCGCATCTTTCCACGAACTGGCCCCAGCGCTCCGCGTGAACGTGGCCAACGTGGCGAACGGCGGCATCGACGCCGGCTTGTTTGGGTACTGCGCCACGGTCGTCAATCAGCCTGCGGGCCTCGCAGTCGCAACGCTGGACCTGCCGTAATCACCCCAAGCCGCTACGCGCTCCGGGCCTCCCAGCGCGACGCGTAGCCCCCAGGTGCCGGGACTCCCACCCCCGAGAGTCCCGGCACCACCCACCCGAAAGGATCACCATGGCTGAGCCGTTAGTCACGGGCGAGGATGTCCGCAACTATCTGCGACTCCAGGACTCCGCCGACGCGGCATGGCTCCAGGACGCGGCGGACGCGGCTACGGATTACGTGAACTCACTGTCACACGTCGACGCGACAGTGTGGGACTACCGGACGCGGACCGGCGCCATCATGCTGGCTGGGCGTCTTTACTCCAGTCGCAACGCCCCATTAGGCGCGGCAGGTTTTGACTCCATGGGTGGCGTCATCTCAGCTAGGACCGATCCCGAGGTGGCCCGCCTGCTCCGCATCGGGCGCTACACCCCGCCAGCCGTTGACGGCCCGATCGAGGTGGAGTAATGGGAACCTACGCGACGGTCATGGGCGCAATGTGGAACGAAATCAACGCCCTAGGCATCCGGGTGACGGACGACCCGATGAGCGTGAACCCGCCATGCGTCGTCATCGACCCGCCCAGCATTGACCGGCTCACCATGGGGCACTACAACATCCGCCACCAAATCCACATCGTCGCGCCCGGTGGCACTGGCACAGCTGACGCACTAGCCACACTGGACTCCATGCTCGATATTTTGGTGGACGCGCTCGACCCGTCAAGCATCGAACCATCCACCTACACCCTCGGGAGTACCGGCGACGGTGCCCCAGCTCTAACCCTCACCCTGGAAAGGTCAAACTAGAAATGACGATCACTGACTCCCGAGTACGCGCCGGCGAACTAACCCTGGACGGCGACTCTTACGCCACCCAGCCAACAAACGTGCGCATCACGCCATCGCACGACTCCGACGGCGACCGCATCGAGGTCCTGGACGGCTCCGAAATCCAGCCCACCTACCGCCGCCGCAACACCCTGAACATCGAGGCCATCCAAGATTTCGACAACGACGCCGGCCTGATCGCCCTGTCATGGGATCAAGACATGGCCACGATCCCGTTCAGTTGGACTCCAGACCCCGTCGGCCCGACCTATTCCGGTGACGTCCAGATCCTGGCCATCGAGGTCGGTGGCGTAGTCGGTGAACGGTTGACCACGACCGCGGAGTGGGAAATCATCGGCGCCGTCACAGTCACCCCCTACGTCGCCCCGTAGATCATGGCTCTCGCGGCAACTGTCGAA